TGTATATCCGCCGCAGAGCGGTACAACTCAGCAGGCAGGGCAGTCAATGAACAAGGCAAAGGTAATTTCAGGGTACGGTGTGTGTACCAACAAGCAGCGTCTCGATGAATGGCGTTGGCGGCGTAAATGCTGCATGGAAAACCTGTTTGGGTACCCGCCGAGACTGGCTATATTCAGGCCTGATCAACGGCATCCAAAGCTGCGTTTTTCGTCTGACTTCATCCATGGCCTGCTGGCTATCTCGCTCTGGTCTCTGATCGCCCTGGCCATTTTTGAGGGAGCTACACGATGAATGACGTTGATATCCTATCGCCAGAAGACCGGCACGATGAACTGCGCGGACGCGCAATCGAGGATGCGACGCAGCGCTTTTATCGCTGCGGCGGGCTCTGGGCCGGTAGTGAACTGCTAACCTGGGTTACCGCTTACGACATGGCGTTTAATAGCGACGCATACAGCGCTTGGCAGCAGGAATTTAGTGCCGCCGAAGACGCCAGCCCGAGGGACTGGCGCACTATTGATCGTTTGGCATTTGATCATCAGATGATACTGCAGGGTTGCCTGCGCGATGCCATTACCGAGATCGCCACCCAGGCGGTCGAGAATACAACCGAAATCGAAGGGGACTGACATGCAAAATCTACCTGAAACGTTCGATGTGGCGGTTTACCTATACATGCTGCCTGGCGGCAGCCTGCATGGATGCACTACGGCAGACATGGAAGCGCAGGGCTGGATACTGCTTAGCACCGAAATCAAGACCATGGCCGTGCCTCCGGTAAATCCGGTGCAGGTCGAGCTTGAGCAGCTAGACAGGCAGGAAACAGCTATCCGCGTGCGTTTCGATGAAGCCATGGGGAATATCAAAGGCCGCCGCGCCGAACTGCTGGCGCTGGAATGGCAGCCGGAATGGGCCGATAAAGAGGACGACGAGGCATGAGCGCAATCATAAAACATACAGGGTTTTCGCTGCAGCCGGTCAACATCACCGAGGCCATGCACATGGCTGAAATGCTGTCCGGCAGCCAGATGGTACCAAAGCAGTACCAGAATCGACCGCAGGATACCCTGGTGGCGATGATGATGGGCGCTGAACTTGGACTTAATCCCATCCAAGCTCTGCAGAATATCGCCGTAATAAACGGCAAGCCAGCCATCTACGGCGACGCACTGCTCGCCCTGGTTCAGAACCACCCTGCATTCGGCGGCCTGGAAGAACAATTCGACGAATCCAGTATGACCGCACACTGCACCGTATGGCGCAAGCACGGCACAAAGCACACCCAGACGTTCAGCCGGACCGATGCGCAAATGGCGAACTTGTGGGACAAGTCCGGTCCCTGGAAGCAGTACCCCAAAAGAATGCTGATGTGGCGCGCCAGAGGCTTCGCTCTGCGCAACCAGTTCGCCGATGCCCTGGCCGGCTTGATCACCCGTGAGGAAGCCGAGGACATGCCGACCGAGCGCGACATTACGCCGCGTCCGGCTGAGCCGGAAGATCGCCCGGTGCTTGAGCATTACCCCGCCGAAGCATTCAAAGCAAATCTGCCTAAATGGCAGAAATTGATCGAATCCGGAAAGAAGACTCCAGACCAGATAATCAAGATGGTCAGCAGCAAGGCTGTGCTGACCGAAGATCAGAAACAGCAAATCATGGAGGCAGAGGCATGAAGATTATCGGCGTACAGCAGGGATCAGACGAGTGGCACGCCATCCGCGCCAGTCACTTCACCGCCAGCGAAGCGCCGGCCATGATGGGTGTGTCTAAGTACCAGACCCGCACCGATCTGCTGAAGCTCAAGCACACCGGCATCGCGCCGGAGGTATCGCCAGCGCAGCAGCGCATCTTCGACCAGGGACATGCCGCCGAAGCCGCTGCGCGACCAATTGCTGAGAGAATCATGGGTGAAGACCTGTACCCCGCAACAGCGGAATCCGACGAACACCCGCAGCTGCTGGCATCGTTCGACGGCATCACTATGCTAGACGAGCCCTGGGAAAATAAGCTCTACAACCAAGGCTTGGCCGATCAGATCAATGCCCGCGAACTGGATCCGCATTATTACTGGCAGCTTGAGCAGCAGCTTCTGGTATCCGGCGCCGAACGCTGCCTGTTTATGTGCTCAGATGGAACCGAAGAAAACACGGCCAGTATGTGGTACTGGCCGGTACCTGGCCGCGTTGAGCAACTACTGGCCGGCTGGAAGCAGTTCGAGGCCGACCTGGACGCCTACGAGCACAAGGAGACCAAACCGGAAGCCAAAGCGGCGCCGGTACTGGATCTTCCCAGCGTATCGGTGCAGGTATCCGGTGAACTGGCGATCAAGGACAATTTCAGCGTCTTTGAGACCGCCCTGCGCGACTTCGTTGAAAACAGGCTTATCACTATGCCGCAGACAGACCAAGATTTCGCCGATCTCGAAAGTCAGATAAAGACCCTCAAGAAGGCTGAGTCTGCCCTGGATGCCGCCGAAGCCCAGCTGCTGAGTCAGGTATCCACTGTAGATCAGCTCAAGCGGACAAAAGATCTGCTGCACAAGTTGGCCCGGGATAACCGCCTGCGCGCCGAGAAACTGGTTAAATCGGAGAAGGAAGCCCGCAAGGTTGAGATCCTGCAGGCCGCCAAGAGGGCACTGTCAGCGCACATCGACAGAACAAACGCCAGCCTGAAACAGGTCACAATGCCAGCCCAGAATGCCGATTTTGTAGGCGCAATGAAAGGCAAGCGCACCATCAGCAGCCTGCAGTCGGCAGCTGACGACGAACTGGCGCGGGTATCGATACAAGTCAATCGCCTGGCCAATGAGGCTGATTTCAATCTGGATACGCTGGATGAGATGGCTGCAAATCATCGGTTTCTGTTCAGCGATCTGCAGAATATCGTCTGGAAGCAGAACGACGATTTTACCGCACTGGTGAAAACCCGAGGCCGAACGCCGCGAACGCGAAGAAGCACAACTGCGCGAACGTCTTGAACGAGAACAGGCCGCTAAGCACCAGGCCGAACTGGAGGCGCAGCGCCAAGCCATCGAGGCGCAGGTAGCCATACAAGACAAGGCAGAACCGGTAACAGAGCCTGCGCCACACTTCATCCAGCCGACCAGGACGAAGGTGGATGGCCGCCGTGACCAGGTGGCTAGCCTATTGCCGCCGACCCAGGGCATCGCCTGCCGAACGAACGAGGAAAACCTGATCCCGGACGATCAGCGCGAGCACGCCCCGATGTCGCAGCGCCGTTTTGAGCCAGAGCCTGCGCCGCACTTCATCACCATCACAATTTACGAGTACGAAGAGCTGCAGGCTGAATCGAGGATGCTGGCTGCACTGATAGCGCAGGGCGTTGATCAGTGGGACGGATACGAACGGGCCCGCGAAGAACTGGGACTGAGCGAAACAAGCGACCAGCCGTTTTAACCACAGGCGCCCAAGGGTCGATACCCGTGCCTGCATGGAAATCTACTGAGCCATGCAGGACCGCCCTTTTTAAACAACGGAGAAACGCATGACCGCACTGACACTGAACGCCAGCGAAACCCTGTCCCTGGCCGAGCGCGCCCAGCGGCTGGAATTGCTTGAGGTCGCTGAGGCACAGCGCCTGCAGGCAGTACCCGAAGGCATGGGCGTGTAACGGCATGCAGCACCACATCCGCAATTTAGACCTGAGGACGAAGGCGTGACAGACAAAATCACCGCATACAAGGGATTAAACCAGGACCTGACCTGTCGTGGGTATCAGTACGAGATTGGCGGCACCTATGAGCACCAAGGTGGTGTGAAGGCCTGTAATAAAGGATTTCACGCCTGCGAGTATCCACTTGATGTATTCAGCTACTACGCGCCGGCAAGTTCTCGATACGCAGTAGTCGAACAGAGCGGCGGTATCGATCACCACAATGGCGACTCGAAAGTTGCCAGCTCCAAGATAACAATTTCTGCCGAGATCACGTTGCCGGGGCTCGTCAAAGCCGCTATCGAATACACCATTAGTCGGTGCAAACCGGTCAATCCCGAATCTCCGGCCAGCTCCACCGGCGACCAGGGCGCGGCCAGCTCCACCGGCCACCGGGGCGCGGCCAGCTCCACCGGCGACCAGGGCGCGGCCAGCTCCACCGGCGACCAGGGCGCGGCCAGCTCCACCGGCCACCTGTGCGCGGCCAGCTCCACCG